TTAGAAATTCATGTGTCCCTGACCACTATTTAATGGGTGTGGTGGAGCATGATCGACAAGTCCAGGGGTAACAATGTAGCGCACGACGGTTTCATGGGTGACAAAAGTGGTGCCACAATTAATATTTTGGCACTGGCAATAGCGTTCTTTAGTGTTATCAGACACCCGAAAGCTACTACGAGTATGTGCAGCATGTCCGCATTTCGGACAATTCATCATATCCGTCTCTCCCAACCGATTCCTCACAATCACATAATGATACACCACACATCCGTTTTGTGAACAAAATCATTCCATTTCTAAATCATCAATTTTTACTTCAAGCTCAAGACTGGTAGTAAAACCATTATCCGGGCTTACCGTGTGCGTCAGTGTGGTGATGGTCCACTCAGCATCATCAATAGGCTGCTTAAAGCCGCTCACCTTTACGGGCATTTCGGTGTAGAGATCTGCCCGCCCCTCTGCGAGCTGCAGGGAGAATGACGCAACACCACGCTGCAGGCGTTCCCACTGCATTTTTGCCGCACGCTCTGCATTGCTCCGGTTAGCGTAGGTACGATTAAGAACCAGCACGTTTTCATCCGTTCCCACCAGATAATCGCCCTGTTTAGCTTCCGGCTCTTTGGGAGTGGCGACTTTCTTGCGACGTCGCTTTACCTGCGTTGTTTCTTTCTTCTTCGGTTCACGGGTATGCAGCCAGCTGGCAATAACGCCCGTATACGCGCCTCGATCGGCCAGGGTAAAACGATGACCGTCACCGGCCTTACGCTCAATGGTGATTACCGGCAGCGGCTTACCGCTCGCCGTCCTTCCCTGCCCCTGCCGGATAAACAACAGGTTTCCATCCTTAACGGAAGCAATCGCCCCATACTGGCGCGCCAGCTTCATCAGGAAACTGGCATCGCTTTCATTGGTCTGGTCCATGTGATCCAGCGCCTTGTCCGTCAGGTCTTTACCCAACGCCATTTTGAGGTTATGACGGGCGGCGATTTCCTTTACTACCTCCCCCACCGTTGTCTGATGCCATGATTTTTCGCGGCGTGTATTGAGGGTTTCACGAAAATCTGCGCTACGCGCCCGGATAGTCAGTCGGTCAGGTGCACCGCTGTGCTCAATCTCGTCTACAGTGAAAGCCCCCTTTGGGAAAAGCGGTTGCCCTTTCCACCCCAGCGCCAGATGAATAACGGCACCACGTCGCGGCAGAACGATCTGCCCGTCGGCGTCGTCCAGCTCCAGATCAAGCTGGTCAGCCTCAAAACCCCGGTTATCGGTGAGCGTCAGACTCATCAGACGCGCATCCAGCGTGGCAGTCACATCCTTACCTTCAATGGTGATACTGAAAGCCGGGCTTTTGCTGTTCAGGTTAAAAAGATCAGAGCTAAAATTCACTGCAGCAACCCTCCAACCGTATTTTTAATATTACCTATCGCTGCCGTTGCAGAGTCCTGCAGGTTACTGAGCTGATCGCTGAGACTGCCGAACATATCAGACAGGGACTCATCAACCCTTTTCAGGGTCAGCGTAAACTCAATACGGCGCGGCATTCCGCTTTCAAAAAATTCCGTTTTTGTCTGATTCAGGCTCTCGATCACAAACATACCGTAAATGGTTCCACTTCCTTCAATCAGAGGCCAGGCTTTACCCTGCTCTGCCATCAATTCCAGCGCCAGCAATGATAGTCTGCCCCCGGTGACCTCCGGCAGCAGTACACCAGATAATGTCAGCGAGTCATTATCCGGGCCAAGAAACTGCGTTGATGGTCGCCGGTTCACCCGGCTGTTGGTTGCGTGTCGCCAGCTGCGCTGATACTGCAGCTCCTGATACGGCACGGTACGCAACATGAAGACATATAACCCCAGCACCATCATCATGATTCATATCCCCCTTGATCGCTGAAATTACTGCGTGCTTTAGCCCTGGCTTTGCGCTCTCGCTCATCAAGCTGCCGCGCCACTTCGCGCGCAATATCCTGCGCACTCTGCCCCGGCTGGGCAGTGATATAAATGGGCGCGTTTATCTCATAGCGGATAACTGAGGGTTGGATATCTGTCTTAGCGGACTGCGTCTGGTATGCCCGCGCCGGGAGGCTGAACGGATGAAGCGGTGACGCCTCTGCCGGTGTTGCAGCAACCCCCATGACTCCGGCAACAATGGAAGCCAGTGCTGCAGTACGCCGCCGGCTGGTTACATTTGCCGGACCGTTCACAATCTCCGGACCATTCTCGCCCACGATGCCAAACTGCCCACGCGGAATAACGCCGCCGCTGTCGTACATGCCAGCATAAGAAACAGCAGCAGCGCCACCCGTTATCTGTATCGGTGTTTTACCCGGCGTGTTATTACCGGTCATCCAGTCAGGCAGATAATCGGTAACAGAGGAAATCTTGCTTTTGAGCGCCTCCCACCTGGCGTTAATTCCGTCCAGAATACTGTCAATGATTGCGCTCCCCATCGCCTGGAATTTTGCCGGGAGCGCCGCAACGTCTGCCAGAATCGCATTCCATTTATCACTGATGGTCTGTCTGATACTGGCCCATGCTTCAGACACTCCGGCCCTGATGGCGTCCCAGTTTTTGGCAATCAACCCTGGCAGGGTGTAGTTGAAAAACAGAAATTTAATACCTTCCCAGGCATTGCTGACAGCCTGTTTAATCCATTCCCACGCTGCAGTCGTGGCAGCGCAAACTGCATCCCACATAGCTTTGAACTTCGGTCCCAGCGTGTCCCAGTTCTGCCAGATATAGACTGCCCCCATCGCAATCAGGCTAATCACCGCCAGTATTGGGTTTGCGAACATCAGGCGGCCCAGCCACATAATCCCCTTACCAACACTGCCGATGGCCTTGCTGATCAGACCAAAGGCGCTTCCTCCTTTGATACCCAGGACAGAGAACTGCAGGCGCATCAGTGCAAGAGGGCCAAGCACCGCCGACACTGCCAGCATCATTGTCCCCAGCACCGCTGCAACAGAGGCAATGCCCGCAACAACTTTCAGCAACCCACCTGCCAGCTTCGGGTTTTCCTCAACCCAGCGGCGAAATATTCCCGTGACCTGCTTTACCGTTCCCATGATCGCCATCAGAGGCTCACGCAGCGTTTCGCCCAGACTACTGAAAGCGTTTTGCGCGCCCGTCTTAACCAGCAACCACTGAGCAGACAATGAATCTTTGTTGATGTCCGATTCTTTCTGCATGGAGCCGTTTGCGTTACTGCCGGATGTGAGTTTCAGCTGGCGCTGCAGCTCCGGCAGGTTGTTAGCCAGTTTTGCTGCATCATCGCCAAACTCTTTGCCAAAAATCATCGTCATGGCTGACAGGCGTTTGTCCTGCGGCAGATTGTTGACCTTCTCCAGAACGCGCTGAATAGTGCCCATGGCATCGGTGGTCATCTGCTTTTCAATCTCTGCCGGATTAAGTTTCAGCAGATCCATGCCCTCAAAGAAGCGCTTGCTCTGCATTGTCGCAATGGACAGTTCACGCACCATAGCATTAGAGGCACTCGCAGCTATTTCCGGTGCGGCACCAAGAGACAGGAATGTGGAACCAAGAGCTGCCGCCTTGCGATAGTCCAGGCGATCAGCCACGCCTCCCATACGCTGCAGCACGTCGATGATATCCCCGCCCTTTGACATGGCGTTATCGTCCAGGTAGTTCAGTGCATCGCCCAGTTGTTCAATATTGCGGGTTGGTACTTTATACAGCTGCGCAATTTTCCCCAGCCCTTCCGCCAGTTCATCGGCGGGCAGCTCAAAGGCCGTTGCGGCTTTTGCCGCTGTGGATGCAAAGGCCAGCAGGTCACGTTTCTGGTCCTCGTAAGGATCGTCCTGATTGGTCACGCCCATGCGTGCGCCTCCCTCAACCAGCGCGGCATAATCAATGGCACCGTTTTCCATCGGCAAATCTTCGCTGGCAGCCTTAATGGCATCCTGCATGTCATAATAATGTCTGGTACGGTTGCCGTTATCATCACGCAGGCCATTCATCTGCTTTGCCACACCTTTCATGGCATCTTCAATGCTTGAATAGCTCTTAACTGCAGCCACCACAGGTGCCCCCATTGCCACCCCGGCGGCAGTAGTGCTCGCGCCTGCCCCGGCAATGCGATCCCTCACTTCCAGACTTCTGGAATAGTGATCACGGGCAGCATTCATTCTGGCCTGCTGTTCACCCAGACGTTTCAGGGATTTCTGCTGACGGTCCAGCGCCTGTCTTGTTTCATCGGCATTCTGTCGCAGTTCCCGCTGCGCACTGCTGAGTTTCTTTGTGTCCAGCCCGGCTTCATTCAGCGCCAGACGCTGACGCTGTACGGACTGGCGAAGGCCGTTATATTTACTCTGCAGCTCAGTGACACGGCTTTTTGCCTGCTCAAGCAGTCTGGCCTGTGCCGCCGTCGGGCGGTTGGTGGCGGAAAACTGCGTGGCGAGTTTTGCCGCTTCTTCACGTGCGGCTTTCAGGCTGTTGCCCGTGACAGCCAGTTGCGCACTGGCTTTGCGGAAACCGTCAATCTTACCCGACTGCGTATCTAATTCTTTCAGCCGGGTACGGCTTTGCTGGATAGCGGCAGCCAGCTCTTTTGAGCTGGTCTGCGCGGATCGAAATGGGCGGGTGAGCTTGTCAACCGCATTCAGAATCACCTGCAGACGCAGGTTATTGTCAATCATCGCTGGCCCCGCTTCTCTGAATCGCTTTGTGCCGCCACTCCAGCACATCAGTCAGCGGCATAACGTCAGTGATGGACGGCGACCAGTGAAAGATGGTGGCAATGTCTGCCACCAGATCATCAACCGTCAGGCTGTCGGTAAACCGGCAAGCACCGACTTCTTCAACAAAAAAGTCACCACCTCTACCGACAACGCGGTGAGATCGGCGGGGTCCAGTTCTGCCATTTCCTGCGCGGTCAGTGTCGGGGTGGAAATACGCGGGATGACGGTCATCATCGCGCCCACATCCATATCCATAATGGCCTGCAGACGGGTGCCACGCAGTGCGCCGGACTGCGGCTTACGCAGCACAATTTCGGTGATTTCAGTTTTACCACGCTTGATCGGGGTATCCAGTTGCACGGTCCTTTCAGTCAGCTTGTCGCTCATGTTCGTTTCCTGTTAATGAAATACTGGCGCGGCAGCCCGCGCCGTTAAGGTTAATCAGAGGCCGAGGGCGTTACGGTGTGCTTCCATCAGGTCCACGCCGTCAACGATTTCAACCATGTTGACCAGATCGACCTCATAGAGCACCTCACCGTTAATGGTCAGCTTCGCGTAGCTGTTGGTGCTGCTGACTTTGGTGGAGCTGCTCTCGCCGGTTTTCCACTCGCCGGAATCCACTTCTTTATGACGCCCGCGCACAACCAGCTCAACAGCCTGCACTTCGCCGGTATCGTCACGCTGAATGGAGCCGGTGAAACGCAACTGGATACCGTCCACCGTGGCAGTGCCCATCTGCTTGAATAACAGCAGTTCAGTGCCGCCGATTGAAAATTCCGTGTCCAGTGCGCCGTCATCCAGCCCCATGTCCACATCCACCGCGCCCGGCATTCCGCCGCCGCGATACTTTTCAAACTTGCGGGTGAATTTCGGCAGGGTCAGTGACTCAACGATCCCCTGCCAGTTGTTCCCGTCGTTGAACAGGTTCAGGTGTTTTAACTTGCGTGGTAATGCCATGTATCCCCCTTATGCACTGACACGGCTGGCAAAATCGACCAGGTAGCGATCGGTGATGCGCTGGCGCAGCATCAGGTTTTCAAGCGGTGGCACCGGCGTGTAGTCGTAGTCGATGGTGAGTTTTCCGGCTTTCAGGGAGTCTTTATCGTTCACCGACTCATCCAGCCAGCAATCGGCCCCGATGAGATACCCCTGATTCACCAGGCTGCGCAGTTTGGCGCGGATACCTTCGATGATGTCGCGAGCCAGTGACGGGTTAAGTGGTTTATCCACTGCCCACATGTGCCCCTCTGCGATGGTGTCAGCCAGCACCTGCGCCGTGCGGGTGTAGTTCTCAAAGGCAAACAGCGGATCGTCACTGAGGCAACGGGAACCCCAGAAGCGGAAGCCGTCTTTGCGGATAAGCGTAGTGACGTCGTTCTGGTTCAACAGTCCTGCGTCGGTTGCCGGGTCCTGCAGATCCCAGAACACATCGGCGGAAATGCCGGTGACACCGTTCACACCCACGTTGGACAGGGTTTTGTGCCAGCCGGTCAGTTCGTCAATTTTGGCGCGCAGGCCGAGCGCACGGGCGGAAGCGTAAGCCGTCGCATCCGCGCTCAGTACAGTGTCAAAATTGATGAAATCAGGCCAGATCAGCATCCCCTCTCGCTGGCTAAAATTGTCACGATAGGCGATAGCTTCTTCCACCGTTTTGCAGCCATAAGCGGACAGGTAGGCAAATCCACGCAGACTCTGCGCCACACTCAGCAGTTCCGTAGCAACCGCCTGCGTGTCATGTCCCGGCACGCCAAGAATGCGCGGCTTGACTTCGAGCTGCGACTGCGCCGAAAGCAGCGCTTTCATACCTGTTTTTTTACCGTCAGCGCTCACGCCTCCAATAATGTTGGAGGTGGTTTCCGCTTCGGTTTCGCCCTGCGCCACACGCACGACAACGGTTACGGGTTTGGCCTGGTCTGCAATCGCATCCAGTGAACGTGCCAGCGTGCCGGACTCGCCCGCTTTACCACTGGCGGTCAGTACATCGGTCAGCAGGACCGGCTTATTAAGTGGGAATGTTGCGGGATCGGCATCGTCGCCAGTACAAACAAGACCGACAACTGCCGTGCTTACTGTTCTGATAGGGCGTGTGCCGTCGTTAACCTCAACGACGCGCACGCCGTGGTGGTAGTCCTGAGCCATAAGGCAGTCTCTCCGGTTTACAGGGTGTCTGCCTATGTTCTGGGTGATATGCATGCGGCGCACGCGCTGAGCTATGTGTGGGGAATGGCACAATTGATATTGACGAAAAATGATGGTTAGCAGCGCATTTAACTTCTTTGAAAGGTTCCTATGCCAGTTGGATTTTCCGAGGTGCCAATATCCGCCAGTACCGGCTCACCTTTTCCTACTCTTGCATAAACCAATGCGAGCTTACTGTCTTCCAGACACATCATCATCTACAATGCGACTGACTGCACACTATTGACATAAATTTGGCAAAAAAAATGACGATTAAATCAACCAAGTTTTTATTATCAAACAATACCAGAAACGTTTTTTTAGACGCTATGAAAGGCCTTGCGATCATATTTGTTGTGTGGGGACATGCAATCCAATACATCAAAAAAGATGGTGTTTCTTTTTTTGACAACCCACTATTCATAATAATTTATAGTTTTCACATGCCATTCTTTATGATAATAAGTGGATATCTTTTCCACTTTTCACTTAGTAGGCATTCTGGACTTACTCTTTCATTAAAGAAAATCAAACAATTACTTATACCTGCAATATCCTGGTTTGTTATCGAGTCAGTTTTGATTGGATTCAACACTCACTTCAAAAATATTTTCTATGGCTCTATATATCTGGATATTAAGAATATACTTTATGGATCAACGTACTTCCTTTGGTTTCTTACGTCTCTTTTTGTACTATCCATAGTATACATAGCATGTCATTCGATTAAAGAAAAATACGCACCACACATGTTTACCATTATTTTTATTTTATCTCTTTTTTGTGGAGATGACTGGAGCATGGACAAAGTAAAATTCATGGCCCCTTATTTTATGATGGGAATATTAGTGTGCAAACACATGGATTTCATCTTAAAAAACAAGCATGTGATTGGCTTTCTTTCAATCGGAACATGGATGGTAATGTTGTTGCTGTGGGATAAGCAGTATTATATATATATTACTCCCATGTCGTATTTTAATGTTGATTTCTGGCAGCATACTAAAATTATAATGTTCCGCTATATAATTGGTTTTGCTGGTAGCTTCTCTATGGCATACTTATGCTATTTTATAATTTCAAAAGATAATATTTTCTCACGTTTCATATCATTCTTTGGACTATATACCCTCCCTATATATGCAATTTCAACACTTATTATTTACCGTATAACCAATGAGATCGATATTAATAATATTTGTGAAAATACATATGTGTATAATTTAATCATCACTACATTTTTCTCACTATTTATATTACTCCTATGTATATTAATTGCAAACCTCATAAAACGGAATGCTTTAATTTCAGCTATTTTGTTTGGTGGTAGATAGTTAATTTAATAATAAAATTACTAGCTTAGCACATCAGTATATTATGTATAAAAAATACCACCAGTAGTACTGGTGGTATCGAGGCTACTGGTGCTGGTAATTTTCCTACGCTGACTTTTCTGCCGCAATAATATCCGCCAGTACCGGCTCACCCCTTTCATTAGCAACCAGTACCTTACCTCCAGGGACGCTATCCGTCACGAAGAACCAGTTATCATCTGGTAGTTCTACAGCACCTTCAGTGCTATGAATACCGGGGATAACTTCAGTCAGTGATTCAGGATTAAAAAGCCGCATAATTTACACTCCAGTAAAAACCATCAGCAGATGTTGAACCATCTGAACGCTTAACGATAAATGTCGCTTTCGTAGCTGTTGTCAGGTCAGTAACTGCCATCACAGATGTTGTGGGGCGATTAGTAGCAGTAGATACAACCAATGGCGTCGTTGTAACGTTTTGGGCTGCGGCAGGTAAAGCAATGGGATAGTTAACGAGAGCATCGCCATTCACGTTTGCAATCCCGTTCCCCCACATATCAATTGAGCCGTCGCTCCAGATTCTGTATTTACCATTCGCATTAGAACCGGTTTTCACAATAACCGCGCACTTATCATTGTCAGTTTTGGTATTACCGATCAACGCCAGTTTGCTAATGGTATTTCCCGCTTCTGCCAAATGAAGGTTTTTGAGAAACTCTGAAACATCAGCAATGTCTTTGCCATTGGCTGCCCTGTCCATCTTTCCGGCAAGCGCATTTGTCATTGTGGTAGCAAAATTAGGATCATTTCCCAACGCCGCTGCCAGTTCGTTAAGCGTATCGAGTGCAGCTGGAGAAGATGCCACCAGTGCAGCAATTGCCGCCTGCACAAAAGCAGTGTTTGCTAGTTGCGTGGAATTATTGCCTGCCGCTGCCGTCGGTGCTTTTGGCGTACCAGTGAATGACGGACTGGCTTTTGGCGCATACTGCGTATGAGGATCGTTAGCTGCGACATGCTTCGCCATCAGGTCATCCACATACACCTTTAGTTCCAGCACCTTGTCATCAACATATTTACGGGTTGCCAGTACCACTGCCGGGTCAACTTTCAGGGTGATGTTATCGGTGCTGCTGGTAATCAACACCATTCTGACAGTCTGCGTGCGCCCGCTTCCCTCAGCCAGCTGCGGTTTGTAGCTCTCCGGGCAGTTGCCCACGGCAATTAGCGCGCCGGTATCATCGAACAGACCGACCTCACGAATCCACCAACCGCCTTCCGTTTCGGGGATCACCTGCTCAGCAATAATCTGGCTACTGTTTTGCGGATCGATATACAGCATATTCAGCGCTGCACGGCGTTTTTCAGCAACTAACGCGGTCTGCTGCGCGCTGGGTGTGGGTAATACGCCGCCACCGTCGCCAACTGCCATCTGGGTTATTTTCAACGGAACACCGAGCGCGGCGGCGCTTGCCAGTTTCGCCGCACCGATATCCGTCAGCAGGGTGTAAAATTTTGCGCTCATGGATTCACTCTCATTGTGTCAATAACATGGACCGCCCCGCCCTCATAAGCGGTGCCGCCGGAAATAATGGTGTCGTTGATGTACGGGTAGATCGTGATTTCTTCGCCGGTGTAAGTGGCGGCCCCCACAAAATACGGCCCACTGGTCTGCAGGTTAATGGACATGCCGATCAGGTGACGGCTGCACGGTTTGGCATCACCGATCAGCCGCTCAAGTTCCAGATAGGTTTCTTCCGTGATGCCCTGGTCCTGTACGCCAATGTCCAGGCGAAATGTCCCCGGCGTCTCGCCGGTCTGCCACCACTCAATGATGCGGATCAGGAAGCCGAACGGCTCCACCACGCGCCGCACGGCGCTGGTTGTCCCCTTATGCTGATGGATATAGAAAGCATCCTGCACCACACGCCGCTTTACGCTCTCCGTCCAGCTTTCATCCCAGCGGTCAACAGAAAACGCCCACGCCAGATACGGCAGGAACCTGACCGGACACGTTGCCGGGTTCCACAGGTCGCGCAGCGATACCTGCAGATCGGAAATACCGCTGCAGGTCTGCGCCAGTCGGCGCTCAAGCGGCGATGAACCTGGCGGCAGCAGGCTATTCATCCGTGCCCCCGTTGGTTACGCTCCATTCCGTACATGACGCCGCCTGCGTCTTATCCAGCACAACGTCTTCCAGCGGTGATGCCAGCTCCACACGCTGGACGCCCTCGACATGCAGCGCGGCATAAATCGCGCTGCGACGGATATCACGGCCCAGCCGCGTCTGACTGGCGATATACTTCTGCAGGCTGGCTTTTGCCGCCGCCATCACCGGCTCAGCTTCCGGCCCCGGATAAAGAAAGATCGTCGCATCCACGCTGTAAGGGATAATTTCGGCGCTGCGCACCGTCAGGCGGTCTGCCACGGGACGCACGTTCTCGCTGTTAAGCTCCAGCTCCACCACAGCCAGCAGATTAGCCCCAGCCGTACCGTCACCCTCACGGCTCAGAACGGTAAGCACCACCTCCGCCGGTGCCGGGCTGGTTGCGCTGGCATCCGCCACGCGCCCGTCCGCGCTTCTGGCATGAAATTCATAGGCCGCCGTTGGTCCTGCAACGGACAACCCCTCAAACGCAGCCGGAACACGCAGGCGCAGCGCCTCATCGCTTTCCATGACGGCAGCAACCGGCGGCACCGCGTCGTTATCGGCAGGCGTTACGGTCAGGCGTTTCACGTTGTAGTTTGCTGCCAGTTGATCGAGATCGCCGCCGATGGCATATGCCACCATGACCGCCTGCGCGGCCTCATTGATACGCTGGCGCAGCAGGATTTCGCGGTAGGTGTTTTCCTGCAGTAGTTTGGTCACTGGTTCAGATTCCAGAGCCAGCGTGCGCCGCACCGTGTCCTGCTCATCTGCCGGATAGAGCGCAACAAAAGCGGCCTTGCGCTCAGCCAGCAGTGTCTCAAAATCCGGCACGTCCACTATCTGCGGCGCGGGCAGCATGGAAAGGTCAATTACTGCCATTTTCTACTCCTGTTGATACCGAAAGGGAAACCGGCGCGCCGTTGTTGCGCTGCCCGGTAAGTTCAACCACCATGGAGCCGTCAAAATTGCTGCTGATGGTGATAGAATCCAGCGTAAGCCGTGGCTCCCAGCGACTCAGGGCCACATAGACCGCAGACATGACCTGCAGGCGCAGCGCCGGGTTCTGCGGCTGGTCAATCAGGGCGGACAGCAGGGAGCCATATTCCCTGCGGGCAAGACGGCTGCCCTGCGGTGTCAGCAAAATATCCCGCACTGACTGGCGCAAATGATCAGTGTCTGCAATGCTCTGCCCGTCTTTCTGGTTCATGCCTATGTACAGCGTCATACCGGACCTCCGGTTTTTGCACCACCCTTCGCAACACCAGTATGCTCATGGGCATCCACCACGATCCCGTTAGAACTCATCGCGCCGCCGCCCTGGGTGACGTCGCCATTGATCACCACCTCACTGTTAATGCGTGTGGTGTCCGCCTCCACCACAAGCTCACCGGTTTTCAGAGTGATGCTGTCCGCTGCCTCGATCACCATGGATTTGATGCCCCGAACATGCCACCGCCCGGTGGCGGGTTCATACTCAAACCAGCCCCCGTCCGGGTACTCCGTCACGCAACCGTCCACGGAATCTGACGGCGGCGCAAACTGACTGGAATAGATGGCAGGCAACGCAAAAGCAGTTTCCAGATTGCCGCCCATGCTCAGCACCACCACCTGTTCGTCCGGCGACGGACACCACCATGTACGGGCACCACCGGCACGCAGCGTCAGCCAGTTAATCCAGTTGGTTTCAAGGTCGCCCGTTTTCACCCGGCACAGCCAGTTGTCCCGGTCCACTTCGGTCACGGTGCCGGTGCGGATCAGGTTGGTGATAAGGCGCATGATTTCTGTGAGTTGTGCGTTCATGTTGTCAGATTGCATGTGATGTCATTTTTTAAAAACAATGCTTCATTGTCTGGTCTTTGATACAAATACTCACGGACAGTTAACTGTGAGGGAACTCGGGATGGAGTTTGATAAAATAAATGCATTCTTAGCCACAGCTATAGGTGGATTAATATTTAAATGGCTTGCGGGTGGAGTATCCTCTTTTTGGGCATGGCTAAATAAATCCCATCCAGAAGAAGAATTTTTGGTGTCCAAAATCGGCATCACGAAACCAGTTATCAGGCTGAGTTTTTGCAAGTACAAACTAAACACCAAACCGCATACTAAGAATAATAAAATTTTTCTCACCATATTTGGCTCTATAGTTATAGCCCTATCCGCTGTTGGTTTTTATCAATTCACGAACATTGTTATTCAAGGACCAATACAGTGGATCGATTTCAAATATAAAGAAACAGGTGATTCATTTTGGATTAGACAGGATGAAGCGAGAAACAAGCCAAACAGTCCAAAATGGAATATATCTCCTGACACCTGCCTTAACAAAAAGGCATTAGATACAATCACATCAATAAAACCAAAAACCATTGAATTCATTTGCGGTTACATGCTAGATCCAAAAGGGCGAGATGAATTAGGAAAAGCAGCTAATAAAAACTCACTCGGTATAATGGTCGTGATTCCTATAGCTTATTTATCTCTTCTATTTTTCTTCATGCTTGGCACAGCCATCTTTATTGATTTATATATAAACGCAAAAATCACATTATTCAATAAATCAGAAGCAGAGAAAAGTTATCAATACCTAACATGAACTAAAGCCTAACCAGCCAGCGCAGCAAGGTGTCACGGGTGAAGGTTTCCACTTCATCATTTACGCCCAGCAGGCGGCGCTCTGCGTAGCGGACCTCCGGACCTTTTCGGCTGACGCGATCACGGAGACCATAATGGTGAACACGGGCAATGCGCTGCACCTTGTCCTCAAACTGCACGCTGGCAGAGTCGGCACTGGCTGCAGTTTTCAGATATTTTGTTGTGCGCAGCTTCGCAAACATCTGGCGTTTGATGCGTCCCTTCTTGCTGCGGGCTGTCACCCGGCGCGGCTCATAGCCGCTGCCGTCAGGATTACGCTGCAGCCTGATGTTCTGCTGCTGCGTCCGGCGTAACTGTTGCGCCAGTTGCCGCATCATACGGCTGCGTGTTGCAGGCTCCTGATTTGCCAGCAATGCCGTTAGCCAGTCATCCACCCTCTGCAGTTCATCCACGTTTCACCGTCCACATTTCTTCGGGCTCGTCAGGCTCCGGCACCGCTTCAACGCTCGACACATTACCGTCAGTGCTGACCAGTACACGCTCCGTCAATTGCAGGTTCAGGCTGATATCGCACACATCGTTGCGCAGAATATCCACTTCAAAGGTGAACAGTTTTTCGCGCAGATCCGGGTTATTGATAGCATCCGGCTGGTTGTCACTTAGCCACAGCAGCACAGGAGCCATCAGCAAATTCTGGTCGCCGCTGAAATCCTCGATCACCACGTTCAGGGTGTAGCGGTATTCCCATGACATAGAGCTGGCACCGGTTGCCACCAGTGAGCCGTTATCAACGAAAAGGTGCAGCTTGTCCGGGTTGTCGCGGACATAGGCAATCGCTTTATTCAGGGCGCTGCGTAAGGACTGCGGTTTGTTCACTGTCTCGCTCCTGACACGCAATAATCGTGTCGACTTTGTCAGCACAGACCGCCCAGGCGGCCTCGGTTTCATCCAGCAACGCATTCAGATCGCCGTTACTGCGCGGCGCTGACCTTTCCAGGCGGCACTGCGTCACTCTGGGACAGCCACTCACGGTAAGCTGCACCTCCGGCGAGGGCCGGACGCTCCCGCAGCCGGATAATGTCAGCAGGCAAAAGAGTATCAGCCCAGCGGCGTAAATCCTCATTTTCACGTTTCAGTTCCTCAATCCGGTGCTGACGGCTTCTCAGCAGTGCGGTTGTCTGTTCCGCTGCCGCATAAAGTCGCATCTGTTCCCGGCTGTTGGTTTCGGTCAGAATGGACAGGCCGATCAACTGGTTGTTTTTCTTCGTCAGTTCCTGCGTTTTGCTTTTCAGCGCTGCGCCCTGCGTCCCGATGGTGTGGCTGGCATTGTTAAGCAGCCATGACTGCCAGCCCAGCGCCACTATGACCAGCGCGAGCATTACGATCAGGGCGCGCATCATGCGCCTGCTCCTTTCAGACACCAGGCCAGTTCCCTCGCGCGGCGGTTCTCCAGACCTTTATTTTTCACACCGTTAACGTAAATCCAGCGCGGTAGCTGGTTGCATGCCTGCCACCACTGCTGGCGATTGATATATGACACCATGGTTGACCTGCAGATCGCGCCGGTCCCCACATTGAAACCAATACTCACCAGCGCATCGTAGACATGCTGCGGTGGCTTCACCGTCAGGCAGGCATCCAGCCTTTTTTCAGTCAGCAACACATTGTTTATTAACCCCTGCGCCGCCTCCCGTTCCGTGATGGTTTTCCCCGGCACCACACCGGACGTATTGCCGATACCGTCAGTCCATACGCCCGCGCTGCACTGATAAGGCTGCAAGCGGCATCCCTCGTAATCGGCGATCAGTTTCAGACCCTCAACGGAGGTATGAAGCGACTGGAAACCGGGCAGCGTGGCGGCGATAGCCAGCACCGCCCCGACAAGGCAGCGCTTAACGATTGAAGGATTCATATTCCCCCCGTGAGATTTTGCCATCGCGCAGCAACCTGAAAGACTGGTGTTTGTAGTACCAGTTGATAGCCAGCATCAGCACACCAATCAGCACGCCGCCAACCGTTGATGCATCCTTGAGCGACAGATCGCCCAGCCATGCCAGCAGCACGGCAATGCAGTAAGTGATAAAGGCGCTGATTCGTTCAAGCGTCATAATTCAGTCCCATAGCTGGACGGTCTGCACCGTGGTTGACGCCGTAATGTCCGGCAGCTCCACCTGCAGCCCGTGCGGTAAAAATGGGCCGTACTCAGCCAGCCCCGGATTTGCCTGCAGAACCTGCTCAGTGACACCCTGCGTGCGCCCGTAGTGACGCCAGCACAGCGCGTCCACGGTGTCATACTGATGCGCACGCACTTTCATCAGATAAGCTCCACCGTACAGTGCGGTGCATCCTGCACCCGGCTGATGGCCCAGCGGGCATCACGCCACAGATCGCCGCTGGCCTCCGCCAGCTCCTCCCCTCGCTTCACGCCTGACGCCGTGGCGTCATAGTCCTGATAACGCTCATTAAGCACAGCGCGCGCCCAGCAAAAAACAGCGTTGTGGTAGTGCTGGATACGCTCGCTTTTGCCGTCCAGCATTTCTGCAGGAACGTCTGCAAGTGTCTGCCAGCCCAGCATCTGCTGACGGTTGCGGAAGTCGTACAGTTCAGCGTTAACCTCAGAGATCGCCGTCAACACGACCTGCTTTAAACGCGGCTGCGTCACCGTGCCATCAGTGCGCATCACACTGCGAAATTCCGACAGGTCCACATCAGGCCAGAACGGCGTATTTTTGATGACCTCCGCCTGTTCCGGTGCCTGTTCGGGCGCAACAAACTTCATGCGGCTTTCTCCTGAATAAGTGGGCGGTGGACGGGGTTTTGATGTGGCAGTGCCTTTCGCCACCCCGTGCCGCCCGTGCGCGGGGCACGTTCTTTAGCGGCTGTCATTGCGCAGTCTGCGCTCCAGCTGCTGCTTTTCTTTTTTCACGCCACAGCGGGGATCGAGCTGCAGCGCATGGGTAAGGTGATTCAGGGCAGATGCCGGGTTGCTTTCGCTCAGTACAGCGCCGATGGCTTTATGCAGGCGCGCCCGCGACTGGTCCGGCATATCCAGATCGGTTGTCAGATCCAGCGTCTGCAAAAGCAGATCGGCATCAAAACCGGCAGTTGCCAGCAGAGCGCCTTGCGCCGCGTCTGCCATTTCTTCTGCCAGCACGGTCTGCACGTTACGGTTTCCCAGCGGCATCACCCAGCCATGGCGCAGCGCATGACGCCCGATTTCCAGCGCACCGGCATAATCACCGGCGTCGATACGCCACAGCATCACGTACATCAGCACGTCATCCTGTTGCGTACCTCCGGCAGCCAGCACGCCCTCCGCCCAGGCGGAATATTTCGGCAGCAGTTCCACCTTGATTTCCGCCTTTTTCACCGTGGACTGGACGCCCTTGAGGCGGCGGCGGTCTTCAGCCAGCTGCAACAGCATCAGGTCATAGCCCGACGCATGGCGAACACTGCCGCCCTCACGGGCGGCCTGTTCGGCCTGAATGCGCAGGCGGTGCTGCCGTGCGGGACTCAGGCTCATGCGTTATTCCCCACCTTCCGGTGCGGCAGGCGCGCTGAAATCACCGATTTCAATGTTTTCAACCAGCGCCGCGCAGCGGTAGTCCTCGACCACATACGCCTCGTTGACGGATTCAAAATTTTCAATCCGGTCACGTTTTGGGTTGTCGATAACAGAACGGCGGCGGGTGTCTTCCTGCCAGTAGATTGACAGGTTATCCAGACGGGTGATCAGCAGGGCATTTGCCGGGAAGAAAGGCGCACGCACAGCCTGCAGGCCGCCCATGCGTTTCTGGCTGATGATCAAATCGGCGGCGATTTTCTCGCTGTTGTCCTGCTCTTTGTTGACCAGCGGGAAATACTTGTCAGACAGCAGTTCACGTCCGCAGACGACAACCAGCTCGTCATCATCCTGATACTCCACATCGATCAGCTCGTTGACGGTATCCATCACCACCGCGTCAAGATTTAGATACTTACCTCCCGGACCTACTTTTACCGGTTCTGCAGTAGTGGTGCCGTCTTCTGCGGTTTTGCTGCCCATGACATGATCCGGCGCGTCTTCGCGGATTTTCTGCAGCCAGCCTTTATTGACGTCCTGCAGCAGCGGGTTTTCAGCACGACTGGAGGTTTTGGCGCGCTTCACGCCGTTAAAGCCGATCATGATGCGGTCCAGCGCCTGACGCTTGACGATGGCGTTGCGGATACGCACCTGGAAGTCCTGGAATTTCGCCCACAGGTCCAGTTTTGCGTAGGTCAGCACCGTATCAAAGTTGGTCTGCTCGCATTTGTATTCCACATCTTCCATCAGCGTCGGATCGGTTGGCTCGCGCTCTTTGGTGGTGGTATCAGTGGTTCCGGCAATGGTGCTGCCAACGCCAAGCCCCAGCAGCTGCCCGGACTGCTCAGTGACCGGCGTGATGTTAATCAGCGTCAGAAAAGCGGCGGACTGCTGGATCTGGTCTTCCAGCGTCTGCTGCACGGACGGCTCCACGGTGAACTTGCTGGAGAGTTCTTCAATCTCCACACCATTCAGGCGCGCCAGCTGCTGCAGGTAAGCGTTAAAGGCAAAGCGGGTTTTCTTTTTCATCGGGTTATATGCTCCATCAGCAATTGGTCAGGGTGCCTGCCGGTGCGTCACCGCCCGGCGCGCGCTGGCGGTGGTCTTTACGGCTGTCTTCGCTGTTCAGCTTTTTCTCAAGCTCGGCAAAGGCGGTCTGCTGCTCCTGCAGGGAGGACTCCAGTTCAGAAAGGCGCTTGTCCTGTTCGGACAGGGATTTATCCGTGCGTTCGCTCAGGTTCTGCTGCTCGGTGGCGACCAGTTCCACGGCTTTATGCACATCGGAGAAACGCGCCTCATCGGTTTGCTCTTTTTTGGTGAACAGTGCGGTGACGCGGGCAAAGAGGGACGGCTTTACGTCCTGGACTTCTTCCAGTTCGATCAGCGTTTCAACCGCTTCCGAAAACAGGTTTTCAGGGTTCTGCTTACGGTTCGCCAGCGGGTTATGCGCGGCGCTGGCGCTGAATGCCAGCATTTCGGTGCCAAGGCTCGCCGGATCGTCCGTCGCACCCAGCCCCACAAGGTAGGCTTTGCCGGTGTCGGCAAACTTCGTGCTGACCTCCATGGAGGTGAAAAGCTTCTGGCCCTTTTTCACCAGTTCCACCAGGGCGTCCGTGGGTTCGACATCAGCATAAAGCGCCATCTTGCCCGCCAGCGGCCCATCCTGGATTTCTTCTGCAACCAGCCCCGTCACCCTGCCATAGCGGTTAAAAGTGCTGTCCGGCAGATAAGACTTGATGTGCTCAAGGTTAATCAGCGCGGTATAGACCGTCGGGTTGTAGCTGGCAGCCATCTGTTCCAGCCATTCACGCTGGATCTCGCGTCCGTCAGTGGTGGCACCTTCCACCCCGATACGAAAACGCTTTGCTTTCACTGTCATGAGCCGTGCTCCGTTAGAAAACTTACTGGAGCCTTATGGTTGCGGTGATGGGGGGCGTGAGACAACGCGCTGTATTTGTACGATAAACCACACAAACCGCAGCCGGGGAAAGCCGCCAGGCAAGGCCGTATGTTTGGGCCATGAACACGACACTGACCCCCGCAGACCTCGATCCCCGTCGGCAGGCCATGCTGCTGTACTTTCAGGGATACCGCGTAGCCCGCATTGCTGAAATGCTGGGCGAGAATGTTGCAACCGTTCACAGCTGGAAGAAGCGCGACAAATGGGGCGACTATGGGCCACTGGATCAGATGCAGCTCACCACCGCCGCACGTTACTGCCAGCTCATCATGAAAGAGCAGAAAGAAGGGAAAGACTTCAAGGAAATTGACCTGCTGGCGCGCCAGTCAGAGCGCCACGCCCGGATCGGAAAATTCAACGATGGCGGGAACGAAGCTGATTTAAACCCGAAAGTTGCCAACCGTAACAAAGGGCCACGTCGCCAGCCCGAAAAGAATGTTTTCACTGATGAACAGACCGAAAAGCTGGAAGAAATATTCCGCAACGGCATGTTTGAATATCAGCGCCACTGGTGGCAGGCAGGCGTAAAACACCGCATTCGTAACCTGCTTAAATCACGCCAGATCGGAGCAACATACTTTTTTGCCCGTGAGGCGCTGATTGACGCCATAACCACAGGGCGTAACCAGATTTTCCTCTCAGCCAGCAAGGCGCAGGCGCACGTTTTTAAGCAATACATCATCGACTTTGCTAAAGAGGTGGATGTGGAGCTGAAAGGCGACCCGATGACGCTCAGCAACGGCGCGTGCCTGTACTTCCTCGGCACCAATGCCCGCACGGCGCAGAGCTATCACGGCAACCTGTACCTTGATGAATATTTCTGGATACCGAAATTCCAGGAGCTGCGCAAGGTGGCCTCCGGTATGGCCATCCATAAAAAATGGCGGCAGACCTACTTTTCAACCCCGTCCAGCCTGACACACAGCGCCTATCCGTTCTGGTCCGGCGCGCTGTTCAACAGGGGCCGCGCCAAAGCGGACAAGGTGGATATTGACCTGTCCCACAGCAACCTTGCGCGCGGCGTGCTCTGCCCGGACGGACAGTACCGCCAGATCGTCACCGTGGAGGATGCGGTGCGCGGCGGCTGTAATCTGTTCGACCTGGACCAGCTGCGCATGGAGTACAGCCCGGACGAATACCAGAACTTGCTGATGTGCGAATTTATTGACGATCTGGCGTCAGTATTCCCGCTCAGCGAGCTGCAGGCGTGCATGGTGGACAGCTGGGAAGTCTGGTCCGACTTTCAGGCGCTGGCGTTGCGTCCGTTTGGCTGGCGCGAAGTCTGGATCGGATACGACCCGGCGAAAGGCACGCAGAACGGTGACAGCGCCGGGTGCGTTGTGGTGGCACCGCCAACCGTGCCGGGCGGCAAGTTCCGCATTCTTGAGAGGCACCAGTGGCGCGGAATGGATTTCCGCGCCCAGGCTGACGCTATCAAAAAGCTGACGCAGCAGTACAACGTGACCTATATCGGCATCGACTCGACCGGCGTCGGTCACGGTGTCTACGAGAACGTGAAAGCGTTCTTTCCTGCCGTGCGGGAGTTTGTCTACAACCCCAACGTCAAAAACGCCCTGGTGCTCAAAGCATACGACATTATCAGCCACCGCCGTCTGGAGTTCGACGCCGGGCACACCGACATTGCGCAGTCCTTTATGGCTATCCGCCGGGCCACCACCGCCAGCGGCAACCGCCCTACCTACGAAGCCAGCCGCAGCGAAGAAGCCAGCCATGCAGATTTGGCCTGGGCAACGATGCACGCACTGTTTAACGAACCGCTGCAGGGTGAATCCGCCAATACCAGCAACATTGTGGAGATTTTTTAATGCGTGAACAAAACGAGGCCGCCAATCTGGGCACAATTGAACCTGAAAAACTGCCGAATAAAGCGGCGACGACAGAAGCATTCAGTTTTGGCGATCCGATCCCGGTGTTAGACCGCCGCGAGCTGCTGGATTATGTGGAATGCGTGCAGATGGACCGCTGGTATGAGCCGCCGGTTAGCTTTGATGGGCTTGCGCGGACCTATCGTGCCGCCGTGCACCACAGCTCGCCTATTGCCGTCAAACGCAACATTCTGACCAGCACATTTATCCCACATCCACTACTGAGTCAGCAGGCATTCAGCCGCTTTGTGCAGGACTACCTAGTGTTTGGTAACGCTTATCTGGAGAAACGAACCAACCGGCTCGGCGGCATTCTGTCGCTGGAGCCATCGCTTGCGAAATACACCCGCCGCGGGATCGACCTCGACACCTACTGGTTTGTACAATACAGTATGACCACGCAGCCCTATGAGTTCACCAAAGGCAGCATCTTTCACCTGATGGAGCCGGATTTAAACCAGGAGATTTACGGCCTGCCGGAATATCTGTCAGCCATCCCTTCCGCCCTGCTGAATGAGTCAGCAACACTGTTCCGTCGGAAGTACTACATTAATGGCAGCCACGCAGGCTTCATCATGTACATGACTGACGCCGCGCAGAACCAGGAGGACGTGAACAACATCCGCCAGGCCATGAAAAGCGCCAAAGGGCCAGGCAATTTCCGCAACCTGTTTATGTACTCGCCCAACGGTAAAAAGGACGGTATCCAGATCATCCCACTGTCAGAAGTGGCAGCAAAGGATGAGTTTCTGAACATCAAAAACGTGAGCCGCGATGACATGATGGCTGCACACCGTGTACCTCCGCAGATGATGGGGATTATGCCGAGCAATGTTGGGGGATTTGGGGATGTGGAGAAGGCTAGCAAGGTATTTGTACGAAATGAACTATTACCTTTACAAAAAAGGGTTGAAGAATTCAATTGCTGGATAGGAGATGAGATAATTCGATTTAAAGAGTATACTTTAGAGTAAGTTAAGGCCCCGCCTTTATATTAGCGCGGGGATTTTCTTTTTGTATTTATTCAACAAACTTCTACAAATGCTTTTTGAGTTATTTTGTGAGGCTGATAAAAAAATCTTCTTTGCCAAGAAAATAATAAAGTTATTATTGCAAATTAAATTCGCCAATAAATCACCATTATTATTCCTAAGTGACATGTTGTTTTCAGATATAGCTCGCCTCACTCTATTTATTTTATCTTTTGTTAAATCATCAAAACACCAAGCATTGTTAGAAAATTGATAATTTATTTCATTTCTAATCACTGTGGGGCTAAACGTATTATTACTTCTTTTAATAAAACGAAGATGTTCGGAAAGTGACACTGCACTTTCAGCATATTCTTCAACATCTGCATTAGCCGCAACCAGAAGCTTTTCAATGATAGATACCCATAACTCCCACGCATCAGCATGCGATCCCCCTTTCTTATCCTTTCTATCATGTTTATGCAATACTATATTTTCACATGATTGATCATAACACATTAAATTCAATCCACTTGACAATCCTTGATAGGTATTGCCTGTCAAATTTGACCTAAGGATAATATTAAGGGCGGCTTTATCAATATTAGTTAAACTATTACCTGAAACGCGAATTAAGTAATGTACTGCATAATATGCAGCATAATAATGTTCTACTACTTGCCAAGATAAATTTTCACTCTCATCATTTTTTGCCCTGTCTAAAGATATCATAGATGCAAGGAAAAATCTATTAGCTTCTCCTGACATATAGTAAGCAAACTCTTTAGAGTCGAACATATGTAATGTCAAAATCTGACTTGGCTGAACCACAACATTCGTTAAAGAGAAGTCAAGGTTATCTAACTTCTCAATAATTCTACCATGTGCAACTCTTCCCGCCCCCAACACAGGGGGGCACGATATAGTTTTAAAAAGTCGTTCAATTTTAACCAAATTTGTCATATCACAATATTTCTTTTTAGGAGTTTATTATCCAGTAACTCTATAGATTTTGCTGTGGCTCTATTATTTAATATAGTTGCTATATTCCCATTTAAACTTCTTTTAAGATATTTTTTATGCTCACTAATTAAACTTGAAGACTCAGGTGAGTTATCAAATATCATCGCAATAACAGCCTTACTATGTCCAATCAAGATTTTAAATGATGTAGGTTTAATTATCACCTCATCGAAATTAATATTTTGAGAATTTAGCAAGTCTTCTGCTGCAAAAAGATATGCATTGACAATCTCAAACAAACGCTGTGGGCTAGAAATATCAAACGCTCGCAATATCAGTTTAAATGCTTCATAAAATGTCACCTTAGATATTAGGTTCCTTTTCTTTTCAAACCGGGATACCTTCCCGATCAATGCACTAGTTGTGTTTTTTTCAAACAATGTAAAAATCAAATCCAGCATTTCTTCTTCTGCATTTTCAGTTTCAGCTAGTTTTTTGATATCCAATAATAATTCTTTAGGCACAGGTTTTTGTAATGTGTTTACATCAATAAACAATCTAGCCTCATCAATAGGCGTTAGCTCTGAGAAAATAACCACTGGAATGCGTAATTTTTTGTCATCAAAACCTTTCTCATATAATTTTCTAAATCCATATGCGCGATGTTGCCCATCTATAATAAGAAATGATTTAATGTCATTATTAAAACTTAACGTTTTTTTCTTACTATTGTATTCAAAATCAGCCGTAGTCTGAGCAGAAAGAATAATACTGGACGGTATCACCCCACCATTATATATATAATTGGCGATAGACTCCGCTCTGTTCTCATCTAAACTTCTCTGAAACCCTTCCTCAGGGTCTTCAGAACGTGGATTAGGAGAACAGCAACTAGCTATGGTTTCAATAGGAAGAGTAAGACTATAGAATTTATGTTTGCCTTGAATTATCAATGATGCGCTGAATGATTCCTTCATAATCCATCCAATTTAAGTATGTTTTCTAGGCACGGCCGACACAGACGGCCGTCAGTTTTTCTTAACATATCATGAAGAGGTTGGCTATGGGAGTATTACTGGATACGCGCGCTCGTATCCCCGCCACGCCTGCCCGCTTTATGTAGTGGTTTTCATGCACCTGCATGACATGAACGAAAGCCCGCCATTCCTGGCGGGCCTCAGCTAAAACGATCCTCAAACAATCATGCAAATTCATGCGGCATAGACATGCATAGTTGCTTTATCGATCTTTACTTACTTCAAGTGAGTCCTTATGGCCTCCTGTACACCTTGCGATGTACGTTACCCCTGCCTCCCTTTGTCATAACTTAGATTCAAGCCTCATAAACCTAGAGGTACTACACCAAGTACTAACTCACAAAATTCACATAAACAGCCAATAATGCGCAAAATACTCACTTGACTACCCCATGAAGAAATACGTAGACTACATTCATCAATAGTATTTCTCTAAAAAAGACGGAGTCACAATTCAATGGCTACTACCAACTGTATTACTGTACTTACTGCTCGTGGCATAACAGAGATTTTGAACACGGGGGGAAGCCAAGCATGGAGACTTGACGCCAGCCATGCAGCTAAGCACGAATATTTAGTTTGTGTGCAAAATTCGAGAAAGGACTGGGGATCACAAGAAGCAAAACATCATCATGCTTTTATGATCGGTCGAATCTCGGGAGTAAGCAGGGCTCCAGAAAACCCTAAACGCTGGATCATAAACATCAATTCTTATGCTGAAATTGACATCCCAGGACAATGGGATGGCAATCGAAATCCCGTTTCTTATCGCAACCTCAAAGACATTGGCATTGAGACTGACAAGTTGGAATTTAAAGCTCTTCCAAAATTAACCCCGACTAATTTGATTGTCGAGCAAGCTGGTGATGAGTACGAAGAAGAAGAAGAAAATGTAGTTAAGCCGTTAACACTTCAGGAGGCAAAAGCAGGGCTAGCCCTATACTTTGGTGTTAATGAAGAAAATATTCAAATAACTATACAAGGTTAAGGCTTTTAAACCGGCATAAGTGGCCATTACTTTTCGTTCGAAGTGGCGCTTCCAGTCTAACAAGCATCTAATAGGATTTTCGTATCTATCACAAATCCCAAAAGGTAATTTGCAGCCCATCATACGTAGCAAAACAAACGTTCGGTTAAATCGGAGCGGAAGTGAAAATAATGGTTACTGTATTTTACCCCATGACTAACGCCCCACTAAACTAGTTGTTCAACCTTGCTGGCGTCAGAATCAAGTCCTAACGCCAGCAACGTTCCTATGCCTAACTGGGGAGATCCATTGAACGGCTGTACTCATGAGTACGGATTTTCGCCATCAACTCATCGGTCAGCTCCGAAACCCATTGGATAGCAAGCCGCTTCTCTTCATCATCGCACTCACTAGCCGCTACAAGCTTCACAAAAAAATCAATGCGCTGGAGCTTCAACGACTCCAAAAAATAGTCCTGCATTTTCCCCTCCAATCAAAACAACTGTATATAAACACAGTATATAATTACCCATCAAATGTAAATTGTTTTTTCTATGTTTCAAACAGATGGCTCAAATGCGATGCTTTACAAGAGACAACGGAATGAGGAATAAATCGATGCGTAAAGCATGTATTGAACTTATGGCAGGAACTAACGCAGCCTGTCTGGTTGCAGGCGAACTAGGCACTGGCCGCTGCCTTTACTTGGTTGTAGTAATGGAAGACATATTTGGTAAGCCCACAACAGAACAATGGCTTAAATCTTTAAGGCTTTGCGAGGCCAAAGCGGTCGAACTTAAGTATGAAGTTGCCCGCATTCGCGGCAAGAGTCTAGCTGGTTTATAACCTTCATATTGAGGCGGCTTAGTACCACTGCCGCCATTTATCATCCTCCTGCAGGCGCTGATCCCGGTAGAAAAGGCGTAGCCCGGCTCCGGATGGAATGCTGCCGCCACGCAGAAGCAAATCAATCTCAGATGCACTACCTTCAAACCCTCTGGCAGTCAGTTCTGCCTCAAGCTGCAGGCGCTGCTGCTCCGAAATACTCTGTATGTATGCTGTTTTCCGTTTCGGTTTCACCAGTCTTAACCTGGCTGTAAGCTCCCGCCGTTCTTTCTGGCTCATGTTGTGGAGATATTCCTGCAGCTCCTTCTTATCCATGGTTTTAATATCGGGTAAATCACCCCCTGATTTGTTCAGATTTTCAACAGGGGGACAGTTATTGCCACGAGTCCAAGGGGCGCAAGCGCCCTGGTCGGCTGCCGCCTCCTGAACGTCAACGGCCTTACGAACCTTTTTCCACTTCATCGCGTGCGTGCAAATCTTGCCCTCTACAATCGGAGACCAGATGCCATAGATACGGATACCGTGATCGCCGTAGGCGCTCGGTTCGTCGTTAAGCTCATAAGCCGTGCGGACAAGGTGATGTTTGCGGGGAACCAGTACACCGCCCTGCTTCATGATGTAAGTGGCAAAGCAACCCGCATCTGCAGCTGCCAGTACCGCATCCAGACGCGGGTTATACAGTACCGGCGCACCGGCTTTGCGTTCTCCCTGCACTCTCGCCGCCTGACCAGCCAGCAAGCGCAGCTCGCGGTATGCCTGACGTCCCGGAATACCAAAGAAACGAAATTGCTGGACACGGTGCAGCGACGCCCAGGCGCTGACATGCTCGGCGCTGTCACGCAGTGATCTGCCGGTTTCTTTGCTGATTTCTTTAGCCAGCCCGCGCCCGTCGATGTTCTTGCTGATGTATTTGGCGATATAGCTAGTCGGCGTGCCCTTGCGCGGGTTGATTAGCTCGGACTTGAAGCGCGGCCCGGTATTGGTGCCCAGCTCCTCGCGGTCTTCACGGACGGCAAACTTACGCAGCAGCGCGGTGATGGAACGACGGTCTTTTTTGCGCATAAAGCACAGAAGATGCCAGTGCACGGTGCCGTCATGGTGCGGCTCTGCAACGCGGACGCCATACCAGCGCAGCCCGGCCTTGTGCATTGCCTTGCGGAAAGCAGCGAACGTATCAACCAGATAGTCACTGCTCTGCCGGACAGTGGCACTGGTCCACTTCGGATTAGGTCTGCCGTTGTTGAGGGTTGCGTGGAAGCGTGACGGGCAGGTGATGGTATAAAACACCGCGCAGTCTCCGCGCATTTCCGCTATCAGCTCCAGTCCCTTAACACAGGCCATCATTTCATTACGGCGGTGTGCCGGGTTGCTGTTGCTGGCGTTCACCACATCTTCCATGTCCAGCGTGTCGCCGTCTTCGTTGACCAGCTCATGCGAACGGAAGAACTCCAGCGATTTGCGGCGCTGCTCGCGTTTGTGGATCACGGCTTCATAGCTGACATACGGGGACGCTTTTTTGTTGACCAGGCAGACGGCACGCAGCTGTTCCTCCCGCCACTCGCAGCGCATCTGCCAAAGTTTGCGATACCACCAGTCCGCGCACAGCATACGCGCCAGCGACGGTGGGATCAGTTCATAAGGCACCGGCTTGCGGCGGCGCTTTTTGCGGCGCAACTGCTCAAAGGCAGGCGGTATGACCTCAAGGCGCATGGCTTCTGCGGCAACCCTTTCCCATGCCTGGCGGATTTCTTCTGGTTTAACATCGTCACAGACAAACAAATCACCGCAGGCCGCATCAAGACACATGCTCATATGTGCCGCAACCAGTGTGGAAAGGCGCTTAACCTGATCCTGATTCATTTCAGGCAGTACTAGCAGCCCCTCCAGCCCATCATGGCTCGCCATGAACCGGAAAGATGCAGACACCTGGTTGTCACGCACGCTCTCCAGCCGCTCAAGACAGGGCCTGATGGTTTCACGCAGGTAGCGGGAATAAGCCTTTTCTCTGCCCAGGCTATGGAAATATTTAATCCGTTCCAGCAAAGGCTTGCTGATGTGGTGCGGCATGGCGTTAACGTCAGCCAGAATGACCAAATCGGGATTAAAACGCTGCTGCTCTCGCGCCATTTTGGCACGACTAATCAGCCGGTCCTGCTCCATTTCGCGCTGGACAGGATCACGGGATTCATTGAAGAAATAGCGTTCCCAGATCTCATCGCTCAGCGCCTCACGGCGCAGCTGCTCCTGCTCGTTATCCGCAGCGTAAAGAGCGATCAGGTTTGAAAGCGCAGTCTCCGGCGCGACTTCCGCCGGGTCCAGATATGGGTTAACCGCTTTTTTGGGGTTATTCCATGAAAAGGCCACGGCGGCCTCATTCGAGCCGCCGGTGGTTGGTGCATTATGTAATGTGAATTTACTCACTGCCACGCCCGCACCTCAGTTTCCACCGAGATATCTGGACCGGACGCCAAATCGACACCAAACCAGCCTGCTGATTTTGTGGCGATGATTTCTGCTGCAGATTTACCATCACCGGCAGCCACACCCATGCTGCGCTTTGCAGTGATACGATGGCGGGTAAAGTTACGATAAATAGAACGGGTCAAAGACGTGTCGCTGTTGGACACGATAACCGGATGACCTTCTGATGACCGGCGCTCAAGAATAGACGCCAGATGATACTGGTCGTCCTCTGTAAAACCGGCAGTGTGATAACCGCTAAATGTGCCATCGTATGGCGGATCACAATAAACAACATCACCAGCCTGCAGCAGCGCCAGTGTTTCCTCAAAGCTGGCACAAATAAACATTGCACGTTTAGCTTTCACGGCAAAAGTGCGTATTTCATTTTCAGGGAAGTACGGTTTTTTATAATGTCCGTATGGATTGTTATATTCACCCTTCTGGTTATAACGGCAAAGGCCACGATAGCCATGGCGATTTAAATATAGAAAATATGCTGCCTTTTCTACTTCATTAGAAATGGAGTAATTGAAATGCTGGCGGACACGGTAATACTGAACATCCGAATTAAAATCTTTAAATAACTCTCTAGCTATCTGAATGACAGCCTCATGGTCTTTCTGAATCATCAGATAAAGATTAATCAAATCAGGATTAATATCTGCGACAAGATAATGAAGATAGTCTGTCGCCATCATTACAGCGCATGAACCCGCGAAAGGTTCAACCAGTCGCGGGCCAGCAGGAAGGTGCTTAATCAGTTCCGGCATGATGGCGGTTTTATTTCCCGCCCATTTCAGGATAGTGCTCATACAGCACCCCCGTTGTAGTGTTTGCCTTTCAGCTCTGCGATTTCCTGACAAGTGACGCAGCACTGCACGCCTGGAATGGCGCGGCGGCGAGCTGGCGGGATCGGCGCATCGCAATCAATGCAGAGAACACGGGAAACGCCCGGCGCTTTATTGCGGGCGGTGTGGATGTGGCGCTGGCGTTCTTCTTCAACGCGCTGCTGTACGAGGTCCATTGAATCAGCCATCAGTGGATCTCCTGCGCTTCGTTCTGAATCTTCACAGCTTCCTGACGCAGCAGCTCAGCCGCTTCCGTGTGGTTAAGCTGACGTGACGCGATACGGGCAGCTAAAGAATCCAGACGTGCAGCCATCACATCTGCGCGGCCCCGGCGTTCTTCTTTGCGTGCCTCAGTCAGTAGCAGGTTAAGTCCAGCATCATCTGGTCCAGTTTTAGTGGTACGGGTTTCAATATTTCGCATAGTTGTTTCTCCTGAATTTGGGCAATAAGAAGCCCGGCGGGTTTACGCCATTAATTTCTGTTGTGGATTAATTCGGCATAGTTAGCCGTTTGGGAAATAAGCTCACCACTGCACGAAAATGATTCATTGCTTTAACCAGTTCCCGTTTTTCGTCAGTAGTCAGATCACTAATATTGACGCCGTGACGTTCTGCCGGAATTTTTGCCATATAAAAAATGGCCGCCAGTGCCCGCTCATTCTGTTTATTATTTACGTCGCGTGGATCGCGCATATCTTTAATAAACCTTTCAAGCTCCGACTCAATATTCAGACCAAACACTTTAGCCCTCAATTCCGCAATATGGTTTAGTCCGTCCAAGCGTTCACCGGGGCTTAATGGAACAGTCGCCGTAGCGCCTTCAATAGCCATGATTTTCCCTGTTTGGTTGTGGACAGGTCAGCCAGCAGTTCATCCTGAGAGCGGCACGGGTGCCAGCGTTTGCCATCCTTGCCCATGATCCAGCCGTGACCGTAGTGCATTGCCGGGCTTTGCTTTACGAGAAGTGACGCGAAAGATGGTTCTTTAGTCAGCATAACCACCTCAGATCAGACCAAACGAAGCGCCGAGGCCCGTCACGGTATCCACCGCGCTTGCCATCGCCGGGTTAGCCTGCAAACGCGCCTGCATCGAAACAGCTGCCAGTGCCATCAGACGAGTAACAGAGTTAATGCTGCTGATAACATCGCGGCGGCCTGCGGTGGTTTTCACATCACCCGATACGGCACCGGCGGCAACACGTCCGATTTCAGCAGTAGCGCTCATGACGTAATGCGGCAGTTTCTCTTTTGCCACTTCGTTCATCGGTACGCATGGCAGGCAGTGAATCTGAGCCAGAAAACCATCAACCAGCGTGGAGTCCTCAGTAAGATCGGTAAGCAGCCAGATTTCAGACGGCGTGAGCTGATGCGGTTGCTCCGGGTTCAATTTATTACGCAGCGTCTGAACGTTCATTCCCGCACGTTCCGCCAGCATCGCCATGTTGTGACGCAGTGCGAAAGCCCGGCAGGCTTCATCAAAATGCGGATGTTTGGAAACACGATAATCAAACATGATGTAAATCCTTTTCTATCCCAAAATGGAACTATCAGGCTTGCATTGCGACTTCGCAGCCTTGGGCCGCTTCCATCGTCAACGCGAACATGTTGATTTCGATAAGGCTGTTAACTCCGGCTTTTTTCCTGATAGGCAGGCGGTTTTCCCTGATCATTTGACGGGCATAGCTAGGCTTGTAGCCAGTACGGCGACAGAACTCATCCAGTGTGATGAATGGCTCAGATACCACAAGGTTGATGCTGGGGCGCATTGAAAAATTGCTTTTCATGATGCACTATTCCTCAGTTTGTGTTTAAAAACTTCACTATTCGGAACTATTCGCAATCATTCCGAACACCACAAAACCGATGATAGGATCGCATTTTAAATATGTCAAACACAAAAGAGACTCCTTTCGTGATCTCAAAATACAACTTTCCATCTCAAAGTGGTGGAAAGGAAGCGATAACACGTATCCTCCAGGCCTATGGATTCAGTACCAGACAGGCTTTGTGCGATCACCTTGGGGTATCCCAGAGCACTATGGCAAACCGTTGGATGCGCGATACTTTTCCGCATGACTGGCTCATTGCCTGCCATCTTGATACAGGTGCATCTATGCTTTGGTTAACTACAGGACAAGGCACTCCCACCACAAAAATAATCAATGACAATGGATTGCTTTTGCAATTAAAAGAAATCTCAAACGGGATTTACTCATCATCTGAACAGGCCCGTTATGACTCCAGCCTGATCCCTCCAGATGCAACAGCTCCGTTCTTGGTGAAGTTTGAAAAGGCTTTCTATCTTGTGGATGAGTTCAAGGGAGAAATCAACGATGGAATCTGGTTGATTAAATTAGATGGTTTTCTGAGCATCAGGCAAGTTTATCGCCTTCCTGGCGGACGCTTACGTGTAGAGAATGGTCCCGCATCCTTTGAATGCACCCCATCGGATATTGAGGTTAACGGTAGGGTGATCAGCAAAACAGCATTTACAGAATGAGCGAATTCGACTTTATACGGAAATAAATTGAGGCTACTAGCATGAAAAAATTAATGGCAATCGTTACGTTAGGTTTAGTGTTTTTGGCAACACAGCCATCATATGCACGCAATTACCCATGCTCTGGGAAAAAAGGTGGCGTCTCACACTGCACATCTGATGGCAAATTTGTTTGCAATGACGGCACTATCAGTAAATCAAAACGAATTTGCTCTAAAAACTGATTATGGCTGTCTCAAAATTAGCTAATGGTAAGTGGCAGGCTCAGGTCTTCCCCAACGGTAGGGATGGGCGGCGTATTCGTCGCCAATTCGCCACCAAAGGGGAAGCCATGGCCTTTGAACGCCACATTAAGGATCAAGCACAGGATAAGCCTTGGTTAGGAGAGAAAGCAGATAAGCGACGAGTTACAGACCTTGTTGAAACTTGGTTCAATGCTCATGGAGTTACACTCTCTGATGGCCTCAAGCGTAAGGGGGCGATGGAGTTTGCCTGCTTTGCTATGGGAAACCCTCTCGCTACTGAATTTAACGCCAAACTTTTTGCAACCTACCGTGAACAACGTTTAAGCGGGAAAATTACACGTTCTGATCGGGTAAAAGCAGTGACTCCCCGTACCGTTAATCTTGAGCTGGCGTATTTCCGCGCCATGTTCAACGAACTGAAAAGACTGGATGACTGGAGTGCGCCCAATCCGCTCGAAAACGTCCGGGAATTTAAAATCGATGAGGCAGAGCTAGCCTGGCTAACAGTCGAAGAAGTCAAGCCACTGCTGGAAGAGTGTGAGAAAAGTAAAGCGGTAGATTTAGTAACCATCGTCAAAATATGCCTTGCAACCGGCGCACGATGGGGCGAGGCGGAGTCACTTACAGGTAAGCAAATCAGCCCCGGCAAAATCACTTATATTAAAACCAAGGGCAAGAAAAACCGCGCTGTTCCAATCAGTGATGAACTTTACGATATTCTCCCAAAAGTAAGAACGTCAAAACCGATTTTTACTAGATGCTATTCTGCATTTCGAGGAGCCATTAAACGTGCGGGGATTGAACTACCTGATGGGCAGCTATCACATGTACTAAGACATACTTTTGCAAGCCATTTTATGATGAAAGGGGGTAATATTCTTGTACTTCAGCGAATTTTAGGGCATACAGATATAAAAGTTACTATGCGCTATTCACATTTAGCTCCAGAACATTTGTTCGAGGCTGTTTCGCTAAACCCATTATCTGATTTAAAAAAATTAGAATCTTTAGATGAGGAGGCTAAAATACATGTCTAAAATTGATACATGGTTCGCAAGAATAGCTAATTTATCACAACTAGGCGTTTTAATATTAGCCGTTTTTGGTTATTTTTACACAGTGTTACCTGTTTATCAAAAGTCTCTGTTAGATGAGGAAATCGCAAAAAAAACTTTGGAAATAGAGAAAAAAGACAAACAGATAGCAGCTATAAATAAAAAATTGGAAGAAAGAGCTGGTGAACTAGAATCATTATCCAGTGAGATTAACAAGGCAAAAGATGATGCTGCGCAAGCCAAAACAAATCTTCGAGCCATGCAAGGAAAGTATTCCAAACAATATTCTGAATTGAGAGTGCATTTACTATCTCAATTCATAAACTTGGCTTATTCCCAATGTTATGAAAAGAGCTGGGAAATACAATCATTAACTAATTGCTTTATTAAAAGCTCAGAATCTGCAGAACTAAGAGAACTTAACAATAATGACATTAAAAAATTAAAAAGCAGCATTTCTCTTATAGCCCCTAAACTTATATCCAGCTATAAAGAGCAAAAAAACGAGCTCGATAGTAAGTTAAAATCCTTATCACTTGAGAAGGACTCCATTGAAAAAGAATGCGAAATTAACAAAACGAAAAAGGAATATGAAGACAGATTTGAAAAAATTAACATTGATTATGATTGCATTAGAAAGAAATCAGCAGCAGACAATAAAAAAATAGAGCTAGAAATGAGATTTATTTTTGCTAAGGAAAAACTCATGTCCAAAGCTCTAGAAGACATTGCAAACCGTACTGTAAACTAACAAGGTTCATTTTGTTAATATTAAAAATGAGGAAAATTTCAAAAATGATGGCAGCAAAATGGCAGCAGAGCTATTTAGTATACGACAATATTGTTTACTATTCTTAACCTCAACCCGTTGAAAATAAAGTAACTTATTGTTTTATAAGCGTTAAGATTGGGACTCATAATCGCTTGGTCGCTGGTTCAAGTCCAGCAGGGGCCACCAGACACCGCAAGGGCTGGCGCTAAATGCGCTGGCACTTTGTTTTTCCGGGGATCTAACCTTCTGCATAAAACGTTCGCGCCGGCTGCATCCCCAGCGATCACCCGCTCCAGTTCGCGGCACAGGTAAGGTGTGAGTTCTTCGTTGTCCCTTTCGATAAGCGCGGCCACAATGATGGCTTTTTGCCTGGCTGAAATGCTCAT